AATAATTATATGGGGGCTACCCCCATATATTTGAGTTCATGCTACGGTGTGTTCCAAACCAAGCTCTCAGTCCTTGTTACGATGAGGCTCATCTTGGACATATTATTTTAAACCATGGAAATGGATAAATTCACCCCTCTTTAATTTTAAGAAAAACCCGGATATTTATACATACAAAGAAATTATGTTGATATATGTATAAGTCGCCACCCCTCTTTTACAACAATTATGTTACAACCCGTAGAAGATCAAAAGATAGAAACCACGTCACGTGCCAAAGAAATCGATCACGGTACTTTGCCACTGACTCTTGAAAATGTTATGCTCGGTTTACCAGTTAAACCAGGCATTCAATTTGATGACCGCTCCTCAGTTAATGCTACAAAATGGACATACGATCAATTAGTTTCACAAAAACAACTTGTTCAAACTATTTCAATCACCCCCTCTACTAGTAGTACAACACCAGTTTTTGCAATGCGAAACGGATGGAAAACAATTCGTGATTTGCACTTTCGAAATTTAGATAATATATTTTATTTCAAATCTTGGAAATGGCATCTTACTTTTGAATTTCGTTCTAATTTCCAACAAGTCGGAATGATGACTCTATCATATGTAAATCTTCCTGCCGATGCTTACCCTTATATTACAGGCCAAAACCTTTCTAATATAGAAGCAGAACCAGGTATTTATAAAACTTCTTCTAAAACTGTTTCAAATTACCATCCTGGAGAATTAGATACACTTTCATCTATTTATCAACTTCCTCATACTTTAATTATGATGGGAGAAGATCAAGACGTTGAATGTTGTTTTAATTGGCTTTCCCCATTTAAGTCCTCTTTTACAGAACCTTATAATGATCCTTATCCTCCCGCAGATTGGCCCGTTTTTGACGATCCATCAGAGGAAGAATATGATATGGGAATGATCCGTCTCCATGTCCCAGTCCCTATGACACTTGCTACCGGAGTAAATCCTAACTTAACAGTACGTATTTGGTCCCACTTGACAGATGTTGACTATGCCGGATACATACCTCAAGATACTCTATTATGAGTTTTCTTCCAGGTAACAAATTTCAATTTTCAGATCCGAGCACCCACCATGCAGGAAATCCCTCGAACCCCTATAATGAGGTTCAATGGAGAGACAATCCCATCTACAGGTCTCCCGAACAATCAGGAATATCTTGGTATGATCAAATTAATCATTGGGATCCCAATTCTGAAAGCATATTTCATATTTCTCAGGCTAATACAACTAGTGCTGTCCCTTATTGGTCACACAATGACTACAACCTTGCAAGCATACGGAATGAGTGGGGAGCAAATTCTCCCGCGAATTCCGTCAATGCGTCCAGTATATCGGGCATGTCGAACCGGTCTTTCGAAACGAATCCCCTTTCGCCGAAAAACGTCGCGTCGACTTCTGCCCCTTCAGTTTCAGGATTGTCTGGCGAATTGGAAGGACCGTTAAACGCTGCTAAATCTTTAGCTAGTGGTGCAGGCACCGCTGCTAATGTAGTTAAAGGCGTTGAAGCAACAGCTTCAGCAACCCCTTGGGGTGCAATTGCTTTAGTCAACTCAATGTTGGGTGATGCAACTGCTGCTGGAATTGATGCTGGAAATCGTTCTACAATTAACAAAGACTTCCAAGCAAACTCGATGCAACCTGGATCAGCTTCACAATATCAAGCTGGATTAATAAAGGACACACAACAAATTCATGCGAATAATGAGTTAGCTGGCGCACGAATTGGAGGTGTTTTTGGACCATTAGGAGCTTATTTTGGCTCACTTTTGGCTAATGCACTTCAAGATAATGCACCCAGAGATCTCTATGATTCACTCAAGACTGGCTATTCATTCGATGGAAAATTCAATCCCCAAGATACAGGATCAGTTAATTCAGGTACAACAGCAAATTTATCTGGAGAAACTAATATGCAAGATAATTTAATAACATGAATAATACACAAGAATTGTTGCAAAATAACCCACCTCGGTCACTCGGTATTCCGACTGTTCCGATCCCACAAACAAATTTAGGCCTTTTAGAGCATACTGGAGTTCCAATTGAACCCCAAGACCCTATTACCGACATACCTCCTGATTTTACATGGATGGTCTCACAATGGAAACTTGTAGACACATTCGTCGTAAAAGATTCAGATGCAGTTGGTTCTATTTCATATTCAACTCCTATAGTTGCTTCTAAAAAAGATGTAGATTTTCCTTATTGGACAACTCTTCCCTTTCACTTTTCAAAATGGTGGACTGGATCCGTCTCATATAGATTTACATTAGTTAAGCCCCCTAGAGTTACAGGTAAGCTATTAGTAGTTTACAGACAAGATGCTTTTCATAATATTACAGATACAGCTCTAACAATAAAAGATACCCTTTTACGTTCAATTATAAAAGAATGGGATATTTCACAATCTTCTCAATTTGAATTTGACCTTACAGGTTCCGTTCCAATTCGAGCTAGACCATCTCAGTGGATAGACCCAAAAGATCCTTTTAAAATTGCCTCCTTATCAGGAACCGGAATTTCATATTACCAAACCCCTTGGACTGAACGTGAGATGGGAGCAATTCAAATTCAAATTGCACAACAAATATCACCTGGTGGTATTTTCCCTGATCAATTTACTGTTTTAGTTGAAAAATGTATAAAAACCCCTAAATTCATGACCCCTACTGATTCACGAACACATTGGATAGTAGCGGTTGAAAAAGAACCAGATAGTTCATTTAAGAAATAAATATGGATAACGAAGAACCACAATTAACTCAAATTGCGAATTTGCAGATTTCTGACGATGGTCACAAACTTCCTGAGCAATCTCGAATTCCTACCTTACAAATACCACGACCCTTTAATTTTAATGATTTAATTCATCAATGGCAACCAATGGGTATTAGAGTAAAACTTAATCTTCCTTTTACTGGTAATGATCAGGATTTCCTCTTCGCAATACGTAATGGTCCGTTCATTCCTATGCCTGGATATTTATATCAGGATAGTAATGCTCAGATCACAGTAAGCGATACAGGATCTGCTGATTATTCAACTCGTAATTTTTCTAAACAAACTAAATATGATTCGTATGCTTGGAATAATATGTTCCCTGTTCGACATGGTACAGCATTGTTACAAACAACGGACCCAGGTAAATCATCAGTTTATATAACACAATATGATGCCCCCCCTTCTTTTTCAGCCTTTTCTACTATGTTCAGACGTTGGCGAGGAACAATTCATTATAGAATTCGTGTAGTTTCTGGATTTACTACTCAGGGATATATTTTTATGTCCATGATTAGGAATTCACCTTCTATTCCGATGGTTTATAATGAATCCAACACAACAGCTGGACCTCCTAGACAAGATAATTCTTATCGTGAAGCTATGCAAAATTCCTATATTATGGGAGATACCGCTATGTTTAGACATTTTGAATTGCAGGTGCCTTATGAATACCCCACCCCTTATTATGATCAATATGCTTGGATTGGAAAACGTTCCCGTCCCGCGCGTTATTTCTTGTCTTCAAACACAGATTCAGATTCATCTAAAGCTACAAATCGTTATCAATATAACATTCGTCCTATACAATATGAACCTCACGGTGACAATTGGATTGTAATGGGCCTTCGCGGTACATTAGAATCTTCTGTTCAAAATTCACAAGTGACCTTTGAATTAGAATATAGAGCTGGCGATGATTTTCAATTTGCCGATCCCTTTTTACCTTTCCCTGACTTTTATGCTGCTACTAATCAACAAATCAAAGATTTTGGTTCCCCAGTTCCGTTTCGAACATTGCCCTCATCAACTTCTTTTAGTGGAGGCTATGTTTCACCTACTAAGGTGACTAAAGAACAAGCCGCTAGACTTAAGCAAATTGCTGACCGTGAGAAACAATTGGCTGCTCGTAGACGTTTAGTACGTTCCGTAACCCAAGACGACTTAGCAGAATATCAACGCGATCACCAGGACTATGATTCGGATGGCCATGATACGATCGATGAAGATACCAGGTCTGTAGCCTCAGACATTGGAGATGTTTCTTCACTTCGTCAATCGTTAAGGAAAAGTTTACGCGATAAATTACCTAAGTAGTGAGATACCCGAAGAAGTGAGTTATACGACTTTGCACACAAATATATATAAGTTCATAACTAGTTGTTTTGCAAGAAGAACTCTACGGATGCCAGTGAGTTATTTAACATCAAGCACGCCTTGCAGGATGTGCATATTAAATCTTACGCGAGTTACATGCTCTTTGATATCTTTGAGTGGCCGGTTAGAAATTGTCTCCTGTAGTGCCCAATTGATAAAGGTACTATTTTAGTCCCTGGCAAGCAGATTCAATAACGACCCACCGTCCTATACTCTTTGACTCATAACATGGTTAATCAGCGAGAGTTAATATGTGCGTGACCTTACGCAGAAATGCACAGGGTAATGACCTCCAAGTAGAACTAGTATGTGTTTGTATCCCTGGAATTGATTTGAAATAATGATGGATGATTAAGGCGAAGATTTATTCAATGAAATATGTCGACTAACCAGAAAACTACTGGCAGTGCTATCCTCCCCCAAAAACAAACCGCCACACAAGGCCGTAAAAAGTTTGGAGTATCGTCAAAAATCATAACAGATTTAAGACGCGTAGTTAAGACTTCCTCAGTCTGGGTTCACTATACCCCAGCATCTCTTCTCAAAATTTTCGAATATGATTCAAACAGAAAGTATTTACCAGTACGTGGAAATCGGGTTATTAAGTTTGATTATAGTAACCTTGATGTGCTGTCTTTACTTAAAACATTCGAGACGACAGTCCACGAATCTTTTAACGGTAAAAAACTCCACCAGTCCCCTATGTTTTCGACCCCCGAAACCTGTATTGACCCCTCCAAAGAGGTTGGATATATAGAAGAATTCCCCTATTTTAACGCTCATGCTTCAAATAATGAAACTTCACTTGATAAATTTTTGGCACTCGATAGAGAACATAAAACCCTTCAAAATTATATTATCGACGGTGAATTCCGTTATTCTTCTATTGACACTTATATGCTTTGTGTTCATGAAGCACTTAAAATTTTGGAAGCTAATTCCCCTTATAAGCTTAATTCACTTCTTTTTGATCGTCTTAGTGGATATAAATTCCATCGCATTGATAATTATGGCATTTACATGTTCATTCTACATCTTAAGACGCGTGGAATCGCTAAAATCACTAACCTACTTTCAATTAAGAAATGGAGAAACGCTTGGAGCCTTAGAACGCTTTCAGAGAGACAGGATTTGCTTAATAACTATTACAAAGGAATTACAACATCTAACTTTATTGCTTTTCAACAATCTTATATTTCTGAACTTATTGCTCGCTTGTCAATATTATCTCATGAGGCAAAACTCGTACGATATCCTAGCAAGATAGCAAGAAAAGCTTTCGATCCCGAATATGTTTATTATTCTACGTGGAAGTATGGAATCTTTGACCAAATGTCTCCTACAGAAAAATTCCGCGATATGCGTGGTTTACCGATTTCCCATCTTCTTTTTGGTAGTCCTACTATGATGAAGAATGCTGCACGTCAACTCTTAAATACTACAGTTCAGGATAACATGCCTGAATTGAAGAATTTGATAGGTGAAGTGATAGAAGAGAAATCAAATAAAGTTTCCGGAGTGATTAAGAAATCAATTCAGGATACTATGACAGATCCGGATGTAGTGACATCTATTAGAGATGCTATTACTAACGTAATGCAACCTACTATAAATAATTTCCAACAATCAGCAACCGAAATTACAGAAAAAGCAATTGGTGAAATGAAAGAAACAATAACTCCCGTAATTGATCAAACTTTCACTTTGTTTTCATCCCTTAATGGCGTAGCGGATTTTATTAAGTCTATATTTAATCAAGCTTTAGGCGCATTCCCTTCTGAATTTTTCGGAAAAAGATTGGGTTTAAGCATAACAGCTGAAAATCTAATGACCTTGATTAAATATTATATAGTTTATGTTAATGTAACCTCCCAACCCCTTAAAGTCATATTAATATATTTAATGTTACAAGAATTAGGCATGTTGAAATGGATTATGAAGTGGGGACAAATGTTATTTAACTATGCATTTGTAAAGAAAGAGGAAAATGTTCCTGAAGTACCATTAGATGGTACTGAAATTCCTGGAGAACCAACATCAGGAATGCAATGGCTCACAAATTTAGTTGAGAAACTAACCAATCATGGAAGTGAAGTTGGATTATGTTCAATGTTCACAGCTTTGATAGTTATGGTTTTCAAACATGTTACAAAAGCCAAAGATGCAGGAACAATGCGTTTCAACGAATATTCAACAATAACCGGAATGATAGTTGGAATGTGTAAAAATTTCCATTGGATTGGATCGGGACTTTTTGGTCTTGATAGAATCTATCGTTATTTTGTTATTATCTCAAAAGCTTCAACAAAATACATAAAAGAAACAATTCTTGGTATTAAGGAAGATGTAATTACAAATGAAAAAGCCGTTGCAAAATGGCTTGTTCAATTGAAGTTCTTTTCTACTGATACTGGACGTAATGCAATTCGCGTTTCCAAGAAAACTCTTGAGCGCGCGGAAAAAATTATGTCAGAAGGATTAGCTTTTATAACTGCAGCTTCTAAAGATCCTAACTTTATATCACGCGATACACTTATGTTAATACATAGGTCATGGAAAGATGTTACAACATTAGCTAACTATGTTCATAGAATAAGATCTACATCTAATTTTAGACCCGCTATGTTCCATGTACAATTCGTTGGAGAACCTGGAATTGGAAAATCAACAATTACAGAATCATTCATTAAAGATTTATCATCTAAAATATTCCCTAAAGATAAAGAAGTGAGTCATTGGACATATAACCCCAATGTAGATCATTTCGATGGATACAATGGACAAACTTATATGATCATTGATGATCTATTTAGATATAATGAACCTAAACACTTATCACTAATTATTGGATTAATTACTAATACTCCAGTGCCATTACCTATGGCCCATCTTGAAGATAAAGGTGTTCATCTAGAATCTGATATTTTGATTTCAAGCACTAATATGCCTTATCCTATTGGAAAAGATATATTTTGCATGGAAGCAGTTCATCGTAGAAGACACATTTTATGTGAAGTAAAGATGGATCATAGAGTGAAGGCTGATGGAAAATTCTCACATCAATTATTTGAGAAATTCTATCCTGGACAAAATTCATTAGATTTCCCTCATTTAACATTTTCTTTAATGAAACCAGTAATTGCCCCTGGTGAAAATCAATACCAATCAACCACTTTTGACACAATGAAATGGCAACATGAGTTAGTTAAGAAATTACAAAAAGCCAATCAGACCCTTAAATTTGACCCTGACTTTTTCTTTGGAGATGACGCCCGACCTCCCAGTGGAATGACAGTTCCCTGTGTAAATTGGAATTATAAAAAATTCATTGAAAATACTGCTATTGCTTATGCAAATTTGAGGAATGGTGAAGGTAAAATGTCAGCAAAACAAAAATACGAACATGTTATGGAAGACTTTGCTGAGATTGACAATATCTTTGCTCAATCTGATGATATTGCAGAAGGAGTAGAAGCATCAAAAACATTTAAATTAATTTCAGATAAATTCCTTGATATGTCACTTCAATATGGAATGGATGATCCTTTGGGAGAACGTATTTATATGAATCCCGATGGATTGAAAGATATTGCTCCAGATCTAGTTGATTTGGACATTGAGCAAGTAGTTGAAGACATATTAAAAGAAGATCAATCAGCTCCCACAAATGGAAATCCCTTTGAAGAAGAAAAAGATGATGATGATGATCCTTCATCATCTTTTGAAGATGCTAATATGAATTATGATCATAAGAAAGATTCCGATGATATTAGAATTCATAGCATCCAACAACATTTGGAAAAACACCCCCAAATGGATACAGTTCAAAGAGAAAAATTCACATTTGTCATGCATAAAATTGTTAACAAACAAGAATTAACATCAGAGGATGAAAATATTATAGATATAGCTAATGGCATTTCCAAGTTTGCTCCCTCATATGTATCCCAAGATCCTGAGATGACTCAAGAGTTATCCAGACGCCAACGCATTTTGAATAAAATGAAGAAAAACATCAGAGATCCTTTGATTGAAGATCAAATCAAAGTAGTTGATATCGAAGGAAAGAAGTATATTCCTATTAGAGGATATTATACTGAATGGACAGGATATGTTTTACAAGAATCACATTCTGGACCCAACTTTGAGAAATGGCGTCAGGTATGTCTTGAACATATCAGAGGATACAGTAATCTCCTTGTTAAATATAAGAGTTTAGATAATGAAGATATTATGCTTCCCATATTTACATTTATTCGTAAAATAACCAGCGATAATAAATTTATCTTCCCAAATAGAGAACCCTATGATGATGAACACCGTAAACAAGGTTCATCCCAAGTTTCAATCGATTTCCTTTCTCGTCTTGAATATAAGAACAATGAATGGCATTTAGATGTCAGTGATATGGCTTTTGATCCAAAAGAAGTAGCCATTCACAAGGAAAAACAGAATGGAGTTGAGAAAGAATACAAAATTCCTGTAGATATAGCTTATATGTTAGGTATGACCCACTCATTTAAATATACAGCCAATATCTTCTCTTTGCTTTCAGTAGCCGAGCAGAATGATATGGTAGAATCAGGAAAATGGTTAAAAGAACATCTCTATGATTGCAGTTTAACTAACATTAAACAAAGAATTCGTACTTTAACTAAACAAACACACAAACATTTATTTACTCATATTTTCGATACAGTTAAGTATGTGTGGAACATTCTTTCAGAATTCAGAGAATTGATCATTTTGCTAGCTTGCTTCTTCGGAGGTATTGCTATGATGAGAGCATCTTTAAAGATGTTAACAGGTGTAGAACAACCAACATCAAAAGTTTTACATAGACAAAATGTTCAAGTTGGAATGCGTTATAGAGGAACACCTCAGAACGGAATGTTCTCTAAGAATGATACACAACAATCAATTGCACAAGCATATTTAGATAAGAACATTAAATTTTTCCATCTTACAGATGAACAAGGCATAACATATACAGCACATGGAATACATACAAAACAATTTTTAATTATAAATTCACATACAGCTGACAATATTACAGGACCCACTATTATTCAATATAGACCTACAAATAACACTAATGTAGATTGGGAAATAGAAATTTGGCCTAACCAAGTTTATAAATACCCTGGAAATGACCTTGCCATTATATTTAGCAGACATCTTCCCATGGCAAAAGATATAACTTCTCATTTTATAACCAATGAAGATTTCAAAACTTGTGAGACTACCGTAGAAATGTGGTCTCTCACGAATTTTGGACATCAACAAGCAGTAGAAATAAGAGATAATTGTATCCCAGCAGAGAAAATCACTTTAACAGCCCAAGACGGACGAAAAGGAGAGATTTCAATGGCAATGATGGTTGAAGGCGCAACTGTTGCTGGCAAAAGTGGTTCTATGCTCATGATTCCCTCAAGGAAACCTGGACATAGATCTATTGTTGGCATTCAGGCATGGAAAGTAAATGATTTCTATAAGAAAACAATTATTTACCAGTGCGTCACGCAAGAAATGTTGGAACATATGATTGAGAAAGTTCAATTCCAAGTCAATAAGCCTATTATTACTCAGGAAGGACCTCTCGTGTGTGAGCCAACAGTAGGTAAAGCCGCTGAACTATTTACATCCCATGTTCAGGTAGAAGGATCAGTTCCAAATGATAAAGTTGTTGGAATTGTGGGAAGAACAGATTTTAGAAAGACCAAAATCGCTCCCATCATGGATTCTGAAGGTTATACCTCCCCAAGAGTGCCCGCAGCTCTTAATGCTTATGATAGCCGACTTCTCATATATAAACATCCCATGCAACATTCAGTTAATAAGTATGGAACTGGTAAAGTTGGATCCTTTGACATGCTCATTCTTGAGCGTGCTACACAGGATCTGGCTTACTGGTTGAGAGACAGATTAGATAAGACCAAATTTAGAACCGACTTGACATTGGAGGAATGTGTCGTGGGACTTCGCGTCCCAGGATCCAATCCTGTAGATTGTCGAGCATCTGCTGGCCTCCCTTATAACTGGGATAAATATCCCGGCAAAGAAAAGGGTAAGAAGTCATATGTAAGCATTGATGAGATCGGAGAGTGCATTGTACACTCCGAAGAGTTCAGAGAAAGTTTCGAGAAAACCTATAGCAAACTTTCCCAGGGTGTGATCCCCCGTCATACTTCATACGATTTTCCAAAAGACGAGCTTCGTCCCTATTATAAAGCTCTAGGCGACCCTATTAGTCAAACACCACCCAAGACAAGATCCGTGACTTGCATGAATATGGAATTTATATTCGCATGGCGCCGAGTCACTCTAGACCTCTTTGCTTCACTTCACCGTGCGGCAAGAGGCAATTTTCCATTCGGACCTGGCATAAACCCTGAAGGACCCGATTGGACTCGCCTATTTAATTATCTCAACAGACACAATAATGTACTTGATTTTGATGTTTCAAACTGGGACGGCCATATGCCACCAGAACTCATGTACTCTGCTGCAGATATAATCATTACAGTGTTAAGATTAGATTCTAACTCCCCACAAGCTAAAGTTATTTACTCACTATTAACCGAAGTTCTCTTTGGCCACGTTCAATTTGAGGACACTGTATATCAAAAGATGCGTGGGCTTATTTCGGGATTCCCTGGAACAGCCGAAGTAAATACCCTCGTTCATTTAATTCTAATGTACTATTTTTATCTATATATAGCTCAGCTTCGAGAAAAAGATATGTACGCAACAATAACCGATTTTTTCAAATTAACGTCCCCAATGTTTTATGGAGATGATGTAATCATTTCAATATCAGACGAAATTTTAGATTGGTTCAACGGAAAAACCATTTCTACTATGTATGTAGAACACGGTTATCCGGTAACCACAGCCGCAAAAGATACAGATATGCCTTATCGCAAGGATATCTTCGACTGTCAATTTTTAAAATCCGGCTTTAATTATATACACGCCGGGCGTGTAGATCGTAAGATGGATATCAGTGTCGTCTATGATCTCATGTACTGGGTCAGAGCTAAAGAACATCCATATGATCAGTTCCGGTCCAATCTTCATGATGCCTTTCGAATTCTTCATGGTCATGGCAAAATTGAGTACGAACAAGTACGCGAGCAAGTAAATTCTTGGCTGCGATCTGCACGCCTTGAACCGTTTGACCATCGGTGGGAGAACTTCGAAGATAATCACATTAAACTATATTATTCAGAATAATCATTAGCTTATTAATACACAATAAAACTTTTGAAAAACAAATAAAAATATTATAGTTCTTTACCTGTCAGTGTAACTTAGGCAGGATATAGGATCCCTAGAGATAAAGGAATCCCGCATAGATGCAGTGTATACATTGTAAGTCGTCGCCGCGGATATTCGCTTTTGAAGATCCTATTAATTAGGAATTAGTTTAACTAGTGTTAGGAGCATTAGATTAAGTTAGTTGCATAAGTTATGTTAACAAGTTGTATGTAATGACTAATAGCATATGACCTCTGTTTGAACTTGTTACGTAAGTTCACAAGTAGGCGGGCCTATCATCCCAAATAATCCACCACCGGGCGGATGTTTAGGTTACCCCCTCCTTGCTTTTCCATTTATATTTTATTTTATTATATTATTATATTATTATATTATATTATTATTATTATTTAGTTTCAAAAAAAAAAAAAAAAAAAAAAAAAAAA